ATGCCAATATGATCTCAAATGAGGTCTTTATTGACAGTGCAACTCTTAGAGAAAACGTTGTTGCACTTGCTAGAAACATTGGATATGTACCAAGATCGAAAAAAGCAGCAACTGCAACGATAAATTTCACTGTAGAACCAGGAATTACCCCTCCACCAACAACTGTAACCTTAAAAAAAGGCCCAGTTGCCTCTACAAACTCATTTGGGGGTCAATCTTTCACTTTTGGTCTTACAAAAGACGTTACAAAACCTGTAATTGACGGAGTTGCGTCATTTTTAGACTTAGATATTAAAGAAGGCAGTGTAGTTGACCAAAAATTCCCATATTCTACAAATAATATCAATCAGAGGTTTATTTTATCAAATGCAGGGATCGATTTAGAGACTTTAGAGGTTTATGTAAGACCATCTGCGACTTCTTCACTACTTTCAAGCTATACAAGGCAAGATAGTCTGTTTGATGCGGTTACAGGAAGTGCAATTACAGGTGATTCACTCATTTATTACATTCAAGAGATTGAAGATGAGCAATATGAACTCATTTTTGGTGATGGAATCTTCGGAAAAGCACTTTCAGACGGAAATATAGTCGAAGCTTCGTATATTATATCAAATGGATCGGAAGCAAATGGTATTAGTAACCTAAGTTTTAGTGGAAAATGCACATATTCACGAAATGCTGTCGAAAACACCATAACTAGTGGTATTTCTCTTGTAACTGCTAATATACCCTCTACTGGTGGAGACGAAATTGAGAGTGTTGACTCTGTTAAGAAGTATGCACCACAAATTTACGGCACTCAAAACCGTGCTTTGACCTCAAATGACTACGAAATCCTAATTCCTAACAAAATTTACCCAGAAACTGAGTCAATTTCGGTTTATGGGGGTGAAGAATTGGTTCCTCCGCAGTATGGAAAGGTTTTTATAAGCATAAAACCACGAACTGGTGACTTTGTACCTAATGCAATCAAGGAAAATATCAAAAGAGACCTCAGAAAGTACTCTGTAGCAGGAATTGTACCCGAAATTCTCGATCTCAAGTATCTCTACCTTGAGACTGACAGTAATGTTTACTATAATACGAGTCTTGCACCCAATGCATTGATGGTTTCATCGACAATTTTGAATAATATTAACAAATTAGCTGCTTCTGCAGAGTTAAATAAGTATGGAGCAAGGTTCAAATACAGTAAATTCCTTAAAGTTATCGATCAAAGTCACGAATCCGTGACATCAAACGTCACAACAGTTGAAATGAGACGCGATTTGAGGTTGGCTATCGATCAATTTGCAGAATATGCTATAGATTTTGGCAATCAGTTCCATATTTCATCAATGGATGGGTTTAATATTCGCTCTAGTTCCTTTAGAGTATTGGATATTAGTAGTGATGTTTATCTTTATGATGTTCCAAACACTGATAAAAAGACTGGATCTCTTGGTTTATTCTCTTTAGATGCACCAGGTTCAACAACTCCGATAATTGAAAGGCAAAATGTAGGTGTTGTCAACTATAACACTGGTAGAATGACTCTTAACCCCATTAATATTGTCTCAGGTAAGACAAAAGATGCTCAACAAATAATGGAAATCTCCGTGGTTCCTGAATCAAATGACGTAATTGGATTACAGGATCTTTATTTGCAACTAGATACTAGTAACGTAGAGATGGTTGTTGATGAAATTGCGTCAGGTGCAGACCCATCAGGATCAACATATACAGTTACATCAAGTTATACAGACAGAAAGATCGTAAGATAACACATGACCGATAAAAGAGTTCAAATTAATAAGGTTGTTAAAGAACAACTTCCTTCTTATGTAAAGGATGACAGCCCTTTAGTCGGTGAATTTTTAAGTGCATACTATCAAGGGCAGGAATATCAAGGTGGGCCAATTGATATAATCAATAATTTAGATTCTTATATACAATTAAACAAATCTGGATCTCTTGTTGGGTTTACAACTCTCTCAAGTGCCGTTGGCCAGTTTGATCAAACTATATCTGTAAAGGATACCACTGGATTTCCTGATAGTTATGGTTTATTAAAGATAGACAATGAGATAATTACATACACTGGATTGACAACAAACTCATTTACTGGGTGTATTCGTGGTTTTAGTGGTATTACATCATTCAGTAATCCTGATGAACCAGAGGAATTTGTATTTTCAACATCAAAAGCAGCATCTCACGCAGTTGGTGTGGGAACAAGTGGTGGTCAAGTTAATAATTTAAGCACATTATTTTTAGAAGAGTTTTTAAAGAAGTCAAAACGACAATTTTTACCAGGTTTCCAAAAAGATTTAAACCCTGCACTGAATCAACCACAGTTCATTCGCCATTCAAAAGACTTTTACAATTCAAGAGGAACTGATGAATCATTTAAAATATTGTTCAAGTCATTATATAACGAAGAAGTAGATATTGTTAGACCTGCTGATTATGTCATTGCACCATCTGATGCAAATTATAGAAAGACTCGTGATTTGATAGTAGAAGCAATACAGGGTGATCCAATGGATCTTGAGAATAAGACACTCTTCCAAGACCCTGTAGAGAATCTATCTAGAGCATATGGCCCTGTCTCAATGGTTGAGAGAGTTAGGGTTGGTCTTTTAACAGAGACATATTATAAAGTTAGTATTGATGCTTCTTTCGGAACAGGTAGTTCTGACGAATTATTATATGGTCATTTTGCTGTTCATGCCAATTCAAAGAATGTTGGTCAAGTAGGTGCAGCACAAACTTATATCGATGTTGACTCGACTATAGGTTTTCCAAATAGTGGAGCACTGACCTTTGTATATCAAAATGGAACAGTTGGAGTTTGCACTTATTCTAATACTAATATCACACAGTTCTTGGGTATAAGCACTACTGGTATTACTACTACAATTAAGGATGCAACAACAATTAGACAGAATACCTATGTATATGCCCTAGGACAAGCTAACAGCACCGCAGGGGTCACTACAGACGGCATACGTTGCAGAATAACAGGTGTATTAAATGATATAGAATTACCTAATACTTACTATCAAAGACTTGGTTCAAAAATAAAATTAAAGTCACTTGGTAAAATTGCTCACATTAATGATTTTAAGTCAAATAACTGGGTATATAATGTTCAACCAAAATATAATGTAGATACCATTGAACTACAAGATGCTTCAGGCCCTACCTATGAAGTTGTTACTAAGGATTTTCATAGAATAAGGTTAAATGATACAATAACAGTTCAAACTGCAAATGCTACTTTAACTGGCACTTATGCTGTTACTGATGTTTTAAGTAATGTCAAAATTAGAATGCAAGGTGCTGCAATAAGTGATCTTTCAGCAGTTGCTGCTATAACAAAGACTCTTGCAAAGGGAAACTCAGATGGAAGTGGTGTTAATGATAATCAACAACATTTGAATAACTATACTGCAAATATCCAAAACATATACATGGATGAAGTTGGATATGCACACACATTATCCAAAATTAAGAATCTAGTTGCATCTAACTCTATACCAACTTATGGATCTAGTCATAAATTAAATCCAAGTACTCAAAAAATACAATTATCTGGAACTTTCCTCGGTGGACAAACTATTATTGGAATTACCACTGGTTCTAATGACCATAACTTCTTTAGTGGTGATGCTATTTACTATACACCACAAAAAGCTGCTAATGGAACAGTTTCTAGTTTCTTATTCAGTGAGGGATTGTATTTTGTAGAAAGAGTTAATTTAAATGACATAAGATTAGCAAAATCTCGTTCAAACTTATATGATGGTAATTATCAAAAGGTCTCAGAATCAACTGTTACTGTTGAAATTACAAATAACACTTTTGAGAAGTATGAATTCCATAATAAGCAAATTTTACCTCAAAAACTGTTTAGAGAAATTGATATGCCAGTTTATGACGGTAAACAGTATAAAACAAAAATTGGATATAATGGTATTTTAATAAACGGTGTTGAAATATTAAGTTATAAGTCTCAAGAGCTTTGTTATTATGGTGATATTAAGTCTATAGACGTTACAGGCGGTGGAAGAAAGTATGATGTTATAAATCCACCACAATTAGCAATTAATGATGGTGTAGGAGCAGGAGCGACTGGATATGTGGCAACTAGAGGTAGTTTACAAGAGATAAGAGTTGAAGAGCCAGGCTTTGACTATGTTGATGTTCCAAAAGTATCAATAAGTGGTGGAAATGGAACTGGTGCGGTGGCTGAATGTAAAATGGTCACTGTTCCTCATCAAGTAGTGTTTAATTCTGGTTCAGGATCTCAAACTATCTCAGTAACTGGATCAGATGACTTTAATGTTGGATTTTTAACATATCATAAGTTCAGAAATTACGAAAGAGTCGTATATGACACTTTTGGTGGAAAAGCATTAGCTGGTTTAAGCACAGGAGCAATATACTACGTTAATACTGAAAATGTTGCTGGTCTAACAACTATATCAACTTGGGTGGGATATGCAGGAACAAATTGGTATCCAGAGAAAACAATCAGACTTCATAAAAACTTAGATGAAGCAGTTGCTGGTGTTAATACAATAGGATTTACTGCTGTTGGTGAAGGAAACCATCAATTTAGATCATTAAATGGAAAATCGCAGGTTGGTAGTATAAATGTATTAGAATCTGGTGAGGGGTATGAGAATAAACTTAAAACTTGTGAACCAACAGGCATTAATACTGCACTTGATAGAATAACAATTAACAATCACGATTATAAGACAGGTGAGATTATAACTTACACTGCTGATACTAATGGAACATCTATCGAAGGTCTTTCAAGTGATAAAAAATACTATGTCTATGTCGTAGATGAAAATACATTTAAGTTATCAACAGTTGGTGTAGGAACAACTGCAAAGGACTTTTATTTCAGAACAAAACAATACGAAAACTTAAGATCTATCGGAGTTGGAACTCATAGTTTCAATTATGATCCAATCGTTGTAAAAGTTGAAGGTATTGTTGGTATAAGTTCAATAGAGGGTAGAAACTTCCAATGTATTCCTCAGCCATTGTTTAGAGGTGAGGTTACATCAGTTCACTTAACACATGGTGGTGTTGGTTATGGTGCATCTGAGATACTTAACTTCAACAGACAACCGAGAATTGACTTATACAGTGGTGTAAATGGTGAATTATTACCAGTTGTATCTGGTGGTAAGATAATTGACGTTGCTATCCAGAATAGAGGTCAATCATATAATACTCCTCCTAGTATTTCAGTTACGGGTATTGGAACTGGAGCAGAGTTAGTTCCAGAAATTGTTGATGGCCAAATAAGGTCTGTTAAGATTATTAAGAGTGGTGTTGGATATGGTGCTTCAACCACTTCACTAAATGTTGAGTCTGCTGGTGAATTTGCAATATTCCAGTCAAATCTTAAAACTTGGCAAGTAAATGAGGTTAGAAAGAACTTTACAAATATAGATGATTCCGATGTATTCATAGAAAAACCAACGCAACTTAGTCGTGAGTTGCAGTGTTCTCATGCATATGCACCAAGAGGTTTAAGAAAAATTGTATATCAAAATAACTCTGCTGGAACTCCATTATATGGAAGTAGAGATTTAACTCTATCAAGTGGTGTAGAAGAAGATAAAACACAACACTCACCAATTATTGGTTGGGCATATGATGGTCTTCCAATATACGGCCCTTATGGATATGAAAAGAGCACTGGTGGATCTGTAACCCAATTAAATTCTGGATACTCTGTTGATTTAAAAACTAATAGACCACCAACCGATGTTTTCCCACAAGAATTCTTTATCGAAGATTTTACTTGGAACAGTAATACTGATGAGAGTTATCTTGATGAAAATAACGGAAGATATGGTGTAACTCCAGAATATCCAAATGGAGTATATGCATACTTTGCAACTCTTGAATCTACCGTAACATCAGATTCCAGTGATCCGTTTAATAACTTTAAAAAACCAAAATTCCCATATCTATTGGGTGAAAACTTTGCTGCTCAACCAAATAACTTTAATTTCTTATCAAAGAGTAACCAAGATGAAATTAATCTCAATAAAACTACTTGGGTAAGAAATACAGAGCCATATGAATTACTTCAAGATGATAGTGCCTACAATTATGTTAGTCAATCATACAAATATGTAACTCAAGAGGGTGAAGTTACATTTGCCTCTGAAGGTGCTGTAGATAAGGTTGGTATTGTAACTGGTGGTTCGTTATATCAAGTTGATGATAAAATTGTATTTGAAGAGAAAGTTGCTGATAATTTTCAAACAGTTGCAAAGGTATCAAAGGTAAGAGGGCCTGGAATTGGAACAATTTCAGTCACTAACACAAAATTAAACAATATAGAGTTTTATCCTGCGGATGAGAGAGGTAGGTTTGTTGGTGTTCATACTACACCAATAAATTTACAAAATGGGGATAAAATATATGTTTCTGGTATGTCAACCACAAGTTCTGAATTGAGTGGTAAGACATACAATATTGGAATAACATCAACTAAGTTAATTGTATCACAAGGTATTGGATCAGTAGCAGCCACTGGATTAGTTACATTCTTTAATGTTCTAGGTAAACTACCATCTCCTAATGATAATTTAAACAACCTTGCGATAAGAGAAAACGATATATTAAAGGTTGGTATTGGAACAAGACAAGAAGAAGTTAAGATACTTAACATTGATGCTGCATCATCTAGATTGAGAGTATTGAGAAATCAAAATAGTCTTGATGATGGTGTAACAGGTGCATCACATACTGCAACAACAGTTATAGAGGAAGATCCTAGAAAGTTTAAGATAGATGTTGGTTTTAACACTACATTTGATAATGAAATTGATTTAGAATATTACTTTAATCCAGTAGAGTCAGTTGGTGTGGGAACTACTGCTGGGCCTGGTATTGGAACAACAGTTAGTATTCAAAATCCTGGTTCTGGTATAAATCGAGTATTCATACCTTCTAGATCCATACGTTTACCAAATCACAAATTTAAAACTGGTGATAAGGTTACATATCAAAGAAATACTGGTAATAATATAGGAATAGCAACAAACCGTGCAAATGCTGATTTATTAGTTGCCTCTGCAGATTTACCAGAAGCAACACCTCTATTTGTAGCAAAACTTAGTGACGATTTAATTGGTCTATCAACAGTTAGAATTGGTTTAGGAACACCAGGTGATGGTGTAGATCCAGAGGATGTATTTGTAGGTGCAGCTGCCACTACGAAAAAACAAAGTTTATTATATTTCACAGGTATTGGAACTGGTGTATATCATAGTTTAAAGATTGCTTATGATAAAACTGTTAAAGGTTCTCTTGAGAAAAATAAAATAACAGTATCTACTGCAAGTAGTCATGGATTGGGTCATAATGATAGGGTATTTTTAACTGTAAATGCTGGTATTGTTACAACAGTTCCTATCAAATATAATAAAGCAAATAGAAAATTAATTGCAAGAACATTAGACTTTACCGCATCTGGTATTAATACATCAACAGCATTAACAGGTATACCTGATGCAATTGAAATTGTAAATCATGAGATGGTAACTGGTCAAAGAGTTATTCATACATCATCTAGCCCAATCGGTGGTTTAGTTAATGATGAAGAGTATTTTGTGTATGTTATTAATAAAGATAAAATAAAATTGTGTGGTAGTAGATTCCAAACAAAACAGAAAAGACCTAAATTTGTTGGACTTTTAACTGCGAACAGTGGAAATAGTGGAGTTCTTAATTTAGTCAACCCACCATTAGAGTTTTATAAAAATGGAACTATAACTTTTGATCTATCAGACTCATCTCTATCATACACAAAGGTTAATGATACATTACCAGCATTTGATTTAGAACTTTACACAGATTATAACTTTATTCACGAATATACATCAAATGAGAAGTCATCAACATTCAATGTAACTAGATCAGGAACAGTTGGTGTTGATGGTAAATTGGTATTAACATATAACAATAATACTCCTAAAATACTTTATTACAACTTAGTTGCTAATACATCTACAGACAATCCTGATGTAAATAAAGAACTTGTATTGGATAAAGAAATTATTGGTAATAACTCTATAAACTTTAGAGATAGTCGTTATGCTGGTCAATTTAATATTATTGCTAACTCTGATAATACATTTGTGTATGATTTAGACAGATATCCAGAAGAACCATCTTATACAAGTTCTTCAACAACTGAAATCATTTATGACACTACATCTAAGACTGCATACGGCCCAATAGCAGCGATTGCAATCGCTCAAAAAGGAAAAGGCTACACTAGATTACCTGGTGTGTCTACTGTGACCTCTGACACGGGTACAGGTGCTATTCTAGAGGCATCTAGTAAATCTATAGGTATACCTAAAAATGCAAAAATTAATAATATTGGTTTTGACTATCCATCAGATTTTACATTAAGACCACAATCTAAATTACCACAAATTATTAAGATTGAAGCACTATCTGGTCTTAAGGCTGTTGGTATTACTTCATATGGTAGAGGATACAATCAACCACCTTCACTAGTTGTTCTTGATGGTACTGATAGAGCAAGAGATACTGATGCTGATTTAAGATACAATCTTGCAACTCCAGATACACCAGGATATGTTGATATTATTGAAAATACTTATGGTTTAACAAATATAACTCCAATCATAGTTCCTGTTAACAATCCTAATGGAATTAGAGTAACAAATCTAGTTTATGATTCATCTACAGACACTGTTGCAGCGACATTAAAAGTTGCATACAGTTTCGCTAATGAATTTCCAATAGAAGTTGGTGACAAATTACTTGTAGAAAATGCTAGTGTTGGTGTGGGATCTACTGGTTTAGGATACAACTCAGAAGCATATCAGTTCCGCACATTTGAAGTTACTCAAGTTCACCAAAACTTAGGTAACGTTGGTATTGTAACTTATAGTATGGGTGGTAATGTTCCATCTGGAGAAATACCTGGTAATTTTAATTCTACATTATCATCTGCAATATTAGTAAGAGAAAGAGACTTTCCACAATTCTCTGTTCAATTACAACCTAACACATTTAATGCTAATGAAACTTTAACATCAGAAACCAGTGTAGGCCCAGTGTCTGGTCGTGCTTTTGAATATGATGAAGAAAGTCAGTGGTTGACTGTTGAGGCAGCAAGTGACTTTGAGGTTGGTAAGTTAATCGAATCTGCAGAAACAGGTGCAAAAGGAACTGTATCTGAAATAGTTCTTACATTTGATACTAACTTTGCTCTAGATTACTTCTCAATGGTTAATAATGGTTGGGAATATGAAACTGGATTCTTAAGTAATGTTCTACAAGTAACTCACGAAAATGATTACTATCAAAGATTTGCATATGCGATTAAATCTAGAGTTTTCTTTGATAAATGGAAAGATATTGTTAATACTTTAAATCATACTGCTGGATTCCAAAAATTTAGCAATCTTCAAGTAGAATCAAATCTACCAGTCGCCCAAAAGGCATCAATGGTTGTTGGAACTGCTGGAACAGTCACAGGTGTTATTGATTTACAGGGATTTGAAAGTTTACATGAAGTTAATAACTTTGATTTAGTTACAGAGAACTTAAAATCAAGATCTCCTGCTGCTGGTAATCTTTCTGATCAAATTAACTTCCAAAATCGTATTTTAATTGATTACGCTGAATCGGTTGGTAACAGAGTTATCACTATTAAAAATATCAGTGCTGATTTCCAAGATCAACCAAGAAATACACCTTTCTCCGAAATAGGTAGATATAATATTTCTGGAAATAAGGAAAATAGATTTATTGTATATGTAAAAGATAGATTATTTGAGGGTGAGAGGCAATTGATGATGGTCAATGCTTTATTTGATCCTCTTAGTGGCCAATCAATGATTAACCAGTATGGTCAAGTAGATACTGTAAGAGATCTTGGTTCAATGGATTCTACTGTTGATGGTAGTGAGGCAGTTCTTAGATTCTTCCCAACTAAGAGTGAATTTAACAACTATAACGTATCGACACTTTCATACAACCTTAATGAACTTGGTTTATCAACTTCTTTAACTGTAGGTACATCAACTGCCATAGGAGCATCATCAAATCCAGTTGGAGCACTTGTTCATATTGGTGCTGCCACAACATTAGGTGGATCTGCACACGGTGGTGGTGAGTTTATTATAGCAACTGTAGGAAGTGCATCTACAACAGGTATTGCACTAACTTCAGGATCTAGAAATTATAGTGCTGCTGATACAGCTCAATATCAATTATTCAACCCAAGATCTGCTAAAGTTATTGTTTCTATTGCAACAAGTGAAGGAACTGTAGAGTATAATGAACTAAGTCTTGTAATGCATCAAAGTGCTGTAGGTTTAGGATCCACTGTAGCATTTGAGCAATACGGACAGTTAACTATTCATAATAGAAGAGATAATCTTGCTTCAGAACCATTAGGAACATTTAGACCACATATAGTCGGTCTTGGAACTACTGCTGCAGTTCAGATAGGATTTACACCAAATGCTGGTATTGTAACTGCATTTGTCAATACTGTTACCATAGGAATATCATCTGAGTCATTTACTGGCGTAGGAACCTTACCATTAAAGAATGCTTCAATAATAGCAAAATCTACAACAATTCCAGCATCAGCTGCACCTAGCCCAACGGGTATTGGTAGTTATAGTCAGGAATTTGATGGTGCGTATGCTATCGTTCAGATTAAAGATACTCTAAACGATACATACGAGTTTGCTGAAATAATGATGGTTGATGATGATAATCGTGTATTTATGTCAGAGTATGGAAACATCATAACAGGTGCTGGTGCAACAACTGGTATTGGAACTATATCTGGTGAAAAAGGTGGCCATGGTGATTGTGATACTGAAATAAAGTTTGTTCCAAATGCAAATATACCAGTAGAAGTTAAAACAGTCATACATGCTCTTAAAGTAACTGAAACCTCTAGTGCTCCGACAAGTGTTGATCTAAATGCAGCTACTATTCAAACTAAATTTGATGTTTATGAAGGAACATTCTTTGGTGCTAGAACTAAATTCCCAATATTAGATGAGAACGATAATGAGATATTTAAGGTTAACTTTGATGGTTCTGATAGTGATATAGTAGATCTTACAAACAATCAAATTACAATTCCTAATCATTTCTTCGTAAGTGGTGAAGAAGTTGAGTATGCCATTGCACAACCAATAGTTGGATGTACAACCACAGGTATTGGAAGCACAGGTGATGCTATAGGAATTGCAGCTACACCATCTACATCTCCCGCAAACGTAACTTATGTTCCTTCATCTGTCTTTATTATTAAGGTTAGTGATAGTGTGGTTAAATTAGCAGCAACAGCAGAAAACGCACTTAAGTCAATCACAGTTCCATTAGAACTTTCCTCAGTTGGTGTTGGAACATCTCATAGTTTCATAAGTAAAAATCAAAATACAAGAGCATTAATATCAATTGATAATATGATTCAAAGTCCTATTGTAGGAACTGGAGTCACTACATCATTAGGTGCAGACTTCCCTAGAAGTGAAACTATTATGTTTACTTCTGGAATAACGTCATTCTTTAGTGGAGATGTTATTAGAGTTGGTTCTGCTACGACTCATGAGATGATGAAGATAATAGCAGTCAGTAATGCTGGTATCACTAGTGCAATAAGAGTTCATCGAAATTGGATGGGAACCGATCTTATTGAACACTCTAATCATGATGTTGTTGAGAAAATGACTGGTAATTATAATATTGTTGATAGCACACTTAATTTTGCTGCTGCACCAATTGGAAATAGACCAAAAGTTGGTGTATCAACATCACCACCAAATGATAGAGACTTTGTTGGTATCACAACCACATCAAGCTTTAGCGGAAGAATATTCAATAGGTCTGGTATCAAAGGTGGAAATACTAAAGCGTATAACGCAAACTACAATATTGATGATCTATCACCACAGTTTGATGGCCAAACAAAAGAGTTTACTCTCAAAGTTGATAAGACAAATGTAACTGGTATTGCAACAAACCTTGGTATTGTAATGGTAAATGGAATATTGCAAGGTGCTGGTGTATTAAACAATTATGAATTATCTGAAGTTTCTGGAATTTCATCTATTACATTTACAGGAACTGCATCATCTATTGCTAACGATGTTAATAATGCTTCGGTTCCAGTTGGTGGTATCATAGTTTCTGTAGCATCAAGTGAGGGATTAGGATATCAACCATTAGTATCTGCTGGTGCTACAATACACTTTAATAATATTGGTGTTGCTACTGCGGTCAGTATTGGTAATAGTGGTTCTGGTTATAGGGTAAGGCCTGGTAACGTTGGTATGGGATCAACTGCCTCTATTGGTGGTGTTGGAATAGCGACTGTTGTTAATGTTGCCATCGCTGTAACAACTTCTGGGGGAACTCCAACTATTCAAAATATCGGAACTGCAGCAGTCACAAATGGTCGTGTTGTAAGTATCGCTGTTACAAACACAAATCCAATACCTGGCATAGGAACTCAAAACCCATCATCTGTAGGAACTGGTCAATCAACATTTACTGCGATAATTGATGCACCATTACCATATCAAGATATTCCTCTTTGGTATGATAACGCATCTACACCAGGTGTTGGTGGATCACAAGCAAGAGTGAATATATCAGTTGGAGTTGCTACTACTGGTGGCCGCGTAATTGATTTTGAAATAACAAATACTGGATTTGGATATAAAAACTCTCAAGTATTGACAGTTCCAACATTTGCTAGTGCACCTGGTGAATCATATGCAGTTCCAATAGATGCACATTTATTCAAACCATTCAAATTAACATTAGATAGAGTTCATCATGATGAATTTAATATGTGGACTATGGGTGAACTTCAAGCTCTTGATGATTTCTCTGATTTATTTGATGGAACTAGAAAAGTATTCCCACTTACAGTTGCTGAAGAAGCATTTGCGATACAGGCAGCTAGTGGTTCAAACATTGATGTGAAAAATACTATTATTCTTACGATAAATGATGTTCTACAAGTTCCTGGTGAGGGTTATACATTTGATGGTGGTGGATCAATAACACTTACTGAAGCACCAAATGCGGGTGATATTATGAATATGTTCTTCTATAGAGGAACTGGTGGTGAGGATGTAAAGGATAGAGATATTGTAGAAACAGTTAAAGTTGGTGATGACTTACAAATAGGATTTGATCCTGCTTATAATACAAGAACTTTTGTTGAATTCCCAAGAACAGTTTCTGAGGTTGTATCATCTAACCAAGTTGATACCAATCAATATTATGGAAGAGGTTTAGGTGATTCTGAAACAGAGACTAGACCTGTTAAATGGTATAGACAACTTGAAGATAAGTATATTGATGGAAGAATAGTTCGTAAAGACAGACCACTATATGAACCCAATTTATTCCCAACAGCATATCTAATACAATCTGTTGGTGTTGGTTCAACATCTATATTCATTGATAATTCCAAACCATTCTTTAATCCAAAGAATGAAAACCCAGTAAATAGAAACTTCCAAAAAGATATTCAAATTGTTAATGCGAGTTCTGAATATGAATTTCTCGCAGGTGCGGCTGCCACTGCTGTTGTTTCCATTGCTGGAACAATTTCAAGTATTGAAATATCTGATGGTGGTGAGGGTTATACTGCTGCACCTACAGTTAAAATACAACAACCTGTAAGTGTTGGTAACACAGGATTTGCTGGTATTGGAAGCACCACTATCGCAATAGCGACTGCTACAATAAGTAATGGTGTTGTAAATGCAATCACTGTGGGAGTTAATTCTGGAATAGGATATACTTCTGCTAGACCTCCTGCTGTTTTAATTTCTCCACCTACATATGTTAGGGAAGAAAATACTATTGATTTATATCAAGGAGACCATGGTATTGTTACTGGAGTTGGTATATGTTCAAACATCTCTAGAGCAAATGGTCAAGCAGTCGCTATTGGAACTGCTGTTGTATTTGACTTGTATATTCCAAAAGGATCTGCATTAAGAGATGAAAATATCGCTAGCCCTGATCCTATTTCAGTTAGTGGATTGACAACTGGATACTTCTTTACAGTTACTGGTTCTAATCTTGGTTCTGGAGTTACTTCGTTAAATATGGCTGGTTCTTACGTTGGTGTAGGAACAACTGCTTTAGATAATATCTATGAGGTTTCTCATCATGTTGGAGTCACAACTGTTGGATTTGGTTCTGATCAAGCAGAAACACTAACAAGAGTATTCTGTAGAGTTCTAAGTTGGAACGGATTAGAGAATACTGTTGGTTATTCTACATTAAATCAAGGTCTATCTACATCATTTGTTGGTGATTATAGTTGGGGTCGATTACAACTAACAGATAGACAAATATCACAAGCATATACCATTAATACCACCAATGGTGTCACTGGTATTAAGACGGGCCCGCAGGTTAAGAGAAAGATCGCTCTTAAAGCTGAGAATTATGTCGTCTAAATAAATAAAAAAAGTGTAACACAAGTTCATGTCGGCAATCATAACGGATCAAATAAGAATATTAAACGCAAAGAATTTCGTTGCTGGTGTATCCACTTCGACTAACTCTTACTATGCTTTTGTTGGTCTACCAAATCCCACAAGTATCGTATCAACATGGGATTCTGCTCCTCCAGCACCTATCGATAGTTTCAATAATATGAATGATTATTATGATACTATGATGGCTGTTAAGAGAATAACTTCTGCTGATGTAAAACAAATTGTTCCAAAACAAAGTTGGAGTTCAGGTACAACATACGATTATTATAGACACGACTATAGTATCTCAAATGCACCACCAAACTCTGGTGGAACATCATTATATACTGCAAACTTCTTTGTTGTTAATAGTGACTTTAGAGTTTATATTTGCTTACAAAATGGAACAACACCAGAAACACCTGACGGAAAACCATCTCTAGATGAACCAACATTTACTGATTTAGAACCAAGAGCAGCTGGTACTTCTGGTGACGGATATATTTGGAAGTATTTGTATACTATCAAACCAGCAGATTTAGTTAAGTTCGATTCTACTGATTTTATGCCAGTTCCTTTAAACTGGGGAGATAATGCTGCAGATGCTGCTGTTAAAAATAATGCTGTAGATGGTGGAATCAAGATTGTTGTTGTTAAGAATAGAGGAACTGGTATAGGAACTGCTAACCAGACTTATACTAGAGTTCCAATTAAGGGTGATGGATTTAATGCAGAATGTACTGTTGTTGTTAATAATGATGCTCAAATAGAGAGTGTCACGATATCTAACGAAGGATATGGATATACATATGGTAACGTTGATTTAGCTGCTGGATCAGTTCCAACACCTACATCCCCACCAACTCTTGACGTTATTATCCCACCACCAGGTGGTCATGGTTCAGATATCTATAGGGAGTTGGGTGCAACTAATGCCTTACTTTATGCAAGAATTGAAAATGATGCGGAAAACCCAGACTTTATAACAGGAAACCAGATAGCTAGAATAGGTATCATAGAAAATCCTAAAGCATTTGGTTCTGACCAGTTACTTACATTAGACAAAGCAAGTGCTGCATATGGACTAAGATTGACAGGAACTGGATATAGTTCTGTAACATTTACTCCCGATAGTTTGATATCTCAAACAACTGGAACTGGTGTTACTGCTTATGGAAAAGTCATTGCATATGATCAAACAACAGGTGTTTTAAAGTATTGGCAAGATAGAACTATTGCTGGTTTTGTAACTGCAACTGGTTCTGTTTCAACTGCACAAACAGCAACTGCTGCGATTTATGGATATAACACAACAAGATTTACTGCTGATCCAGCTTCTGGTGGTAACGTAACTATTGTTGGTGGTAGTTCTAATTTATCAATTAGTACAACATTTACAGGTCTTTCCACCTCAATAAATAATAGAACCTATTACCTTGGTCAAACATTTACTAAGGGAGTTTCTAATCCAGAGATTGACAAATATTCTGGAAATATGATTTATGTTGATCACAGACCATCAATTACAAGATCTTCCAACCAAAAAGAAGACATCAAAATAATATTACAGTTCTAATTAACTATGGCTCAGCAAACCAACCTTAACGTTTCACCATATTTTGATGATTTCGATCCGAATGATAATTATCATAAGGTTCTTTTCAAGCCTGGCTATCCTGTACAAGCAAGAGAATTATCGGGTCTTCAGTCTATATTACAAAATCAAATTGAAAAATTTGGTCAACATTTTTTTAAAGAGGGTGCAAAAGTAATACCAGGTAACACTGCGTATTCTTCTGAGTATTTTGCTGTAGAATTAAATAATAGTCATTTAGGAGTTCCTGTAGAATATTATATTGATCAATTAATTGATAGAAAAATAATTGGTGCTACAACTGGTGTAACTGCGATAATTAAACAGATTCTCAAGTCTGAGAATAGTGAGAATGGTAATTTAACACTCTATATTTCATACATGTCTTCTGGTGTAGAAGATAGCAACATTAAAGTTTTTGCTGATGGAGAACTGTTAATAGCAGATAGTGATATTACTTCTGGGCCTCAGAATAATGCATTTATACCTTCAGGAGAAACGTTTGCATCATGTATTGCAAATAATGCAACATCAACTGCTGCATCCTTTTCAATATCCAATGGTGTTTACTTTATTAGAGGTAATTTTGTTCAAGTTCAAGATGAAACAATTTTATTATCACAATATGGTAACACTCCTAGTGCTAGAATTGGTTTAAGAATAGAAGAAGATATAATCAATGCTGACGAAGATGAAACATTAGCAGACAACTCAAAAGGATTTAATAATTATGCTGCACCAGGTGCTGATCGTTTAAAGATATCTTGTAGTTTATTTGCTAAACCATTAGATGATTTTAATGACTCTAATTTTATTGAATTGGCAGTTATACAAGATGGTGTTCTAAGATCTCAGGTAAAAAATACAGAATACGGTTTCATTAGAGATGAATTAGCTCGTAGAACTTTTGCAGAATCTGGCGATTATATGGTTAAGAGTTTTAGTGTTTCTATGAAAGACTCTTTAAATGATGGAATTGGAAATGGTGGAATCTATGATGAAGGTCAGTTTACACAAGGTGGAACATTAGCATCAGATGATCTTGCACTTTATCAAGTATCACCAGGTAAAGCATTTATCAAAGGTTATGAAGTTGAAACAATCAGTTCAACATATATCGATGCTCCAAAACCAAGAACATCAAAAACATTAGAAAGTCAGGGTGTTGCATATAAAACAGGAAATTCATTAAGAATGAATAATGTATATGGTGCTCCGACGATTGGAATTGGAAATACTTATATTGTTAGTTTAAGGGATCAAAGACAAGGATCTTCACAGATAAGTGCTAATGGTGAAGAAATTGGTGTTGCTAGGGTTTATGATTTTGCTTTAGAGTCTGGTTCATATACTACATCCAACTCCGCATTAAATGAGTGGGATACTTCACTTTATGATATTCAATTATACTCTAAATTAACTTTAAATCAACCAGTTACACTGACAATACCAACTCAAATAAAAGGAAAGTATAGTGGTGCTACAGGATTTTTAGTTTCTGCAGTTTCTAATAGCACATCTTTGGTTGTTTATGAAAAATCTGGAGAATTTATAACTAACGAACCATTTGAAATAAATGGTATATCCAATAATCGTGTTGCAACTGCCATCACATCTTTTGGTATGCAAGATGTAAAATCAGTATATGGAGGCCCTTCAGCATCTATTGGGCCAGGTGTCGTTGGTGCAGCAAAAACATTTAATGGTGATGTGATACAAAGACCAGTCATTGATTTTGGTAATGCTCAATTTACTGAAATAGATGATGCAACAGGCATATGCACAGTTACCAGTGAAAGTTCACTATTTCCTGGTACATTAAAAGTTGGTAATATATTATCGTTTGGTGGATTGGGTAATAACGTTCCATCATTTGCAAGAATAACAGAAGTTAGTACAAATGCTGTTAAAGTTACTGGTGTTTCTACAGTTACTGGTGTTGCAAGTGGTGCTATTCCAACATCATCTACACAAGTTTCTAGTTTAAAACTTCAAACATCACCGTTAGAAAGATCTACTGATAGTAAGTTATATGCATTAATGCCAAAAACATTTATTTCAGATGTTGATCTTACAAACTCGTCATTAACAATTAGAAAAGAATATACCGTTGATGTAGCACTTAATCCAAATACAGGATTAGGTCAACTTACTTCTGCATTAGCTGCAGATACTAACGAATCTTTCTTACCATTTGATGAAGAAAGATATGTATTCATGAGATCTGATGGAACAACTGTTGCATTAAGAGATGATATGTTTACCTTTACTACAGGTAATACAGTATTACAAATAGAAGGTTTGGGAGCAGCAACAACTGGATGCACATTAATAGCAACTCTCACAAAATCTAAGCCATCTGCAAAAATAAAAAGATTAAATCGTGTAAATGCTACTGTAGTTAATTACTCAAAAGACGCTGCATCTGGTATTGGTGCAACAACCTTAAATGATGGTTTAACATATGGAAACTTCCCTATTGGAACTAGAGTTCAAGATAACAAAATAGCATTAAACGAAGCAGATATTATTGGTATTCATGGTATTTTTGAATCTACTGATACTTCAGAGGCATCTGCACCTAAGATGACATTAACATCGTTAAATGGCCCATCAGGAAAAACAACTGATTTAGTTATTGGTGAGCAATTTAGAGGTCAGAATAGTGGTGCTGTAGCGATTGTTGCTGAGTCTTTGACAGATTCACAAATAACATATATTACTCTTAACGAAACTGCATTTGAAGAGGGTGAAGTTGTAGTGTTTAAAGAAACAACTGTTCAAGGTTTAATTACAACTTTAGATAATCCTAGTCGAAATATTTCAGCAAATTATACATTTACCAATGGTCAAAGAAGCACCTTCTATGACTATGGTTTTATTACTAGAAGATCAAATGCAAAAGCACCTAAAAAGCAACTAAAAATATATTTTAAAAATGGTTATTATGAATCAACCGATGAAGGTGATATTACAGTAAAAAATTCTTATGATAATTGGAATTTTAGTAAAGAAATTCCAATGATTAATGGTGAATATGTAACTGATACTATTGATATAAGACCAAAAGTTTCTAGTTATAGTGTTGCTGAAAACGTAAGATCTCCTTTTGAATTTAAAGGTAGAGTATTTACAGCATCTGGAAGTTCTGCTGCAAATATATTAGCATCAGATGAAACAATTACAGTTGATTATTCTCATTTTGTTGGAAGAATTGATAGAATTTTCTTAGATAAGACTGGAAGATTCCAAATTCAATATGGGGATCCATCAGAGAAAAAAGAAAGACCAACTGGAGTAGATGATGCGATAGAAATAGCAAGTGTTGTTTTACCTCCATACTTATTCTCACCTAAACAAGCAAGTATTGATTTCTTAAAATATAAGAGATATAGAATGCAAGATATTAAAAATCTTGAAGATAGAATCAAAAATCTTGAATATTATACATCTTTATCAATGCTTGAAACTACGACATCAAATTTATTTGTTCCTGATGCTGATGGATTGAATAAGTTTAAATCTGGTTTCTTTGTTGATAATTTTACAAGTCTTAAACCACAAGAGACACGAGGATTCAAAGTAAAATGTAGTTTAGATACCACTCGTAATGAATTAAGACCACAACATTATTGTACATCTATAGATCTTATGCCAGGCCCTGTTGAGGGTGTTGATGCAGGAACTGATCGTGCTTTCCTTGCTGCTGAAGGAACAAATATAGCAAAAACATCAGATGTTGTTACTCTTGCATATACTGAAACTGAGTGGTTAAGTCAACAATTTGCTACAAGAACAGAAAGTGTTACACCATTCTTAGTTAGTTTTTGGCAAGCAACAGTTAAATTATCACCATCAACAGATACTTGGACAGATACTGCAAGACTCGATGCAAAGATAGTTCAGCAAGAGGGTAATTTTGCTGGTGTTATGGCACAAGCCATGCAAGAGTTTGGAGTTGATATGCAGACTGGAATGGCTCCAATACAGTGGAATGCATGGGAAACAAATTGGAGTGGCCAAGATTTTTCAGAACGTAAAATTCAAAGAACAGAATCAACTACAGTAACTGAAGAAGAGATTATTAAAGCAGGTTGGATTAATGGTGGTAGAGGTGTTAACCACTCACAAGATGTTACAACAACAACCACAACAACTCTTGAAGATACTATTCGTGACACATTTAGAGTTGATCACCAGAGTAGAACTGGAACTAGAAAAGTTGTAACAGAACAATTTGATAATGAGTCTCTAGGTGATAGAGTTGTAAGTCGTGATGTTCTTATGACAATGCGTTCTAGAAATATAGAATTTAGAGTAACTAAATGTAAACCATTAACAGAATTATATCCTTTCTTTGATGGTGTTAAAGTACACAAATATTCTACTCCTAAGTTGACTGAAATTACAATGACTTCAGGAACTTTCCAAGTTGGAGAAACAGTTATTGGAACAATGCCAGGATCTGGTATACCTGCAGAAGGAACAGATGTTCCTGCCCTTAGATTTAGAGTTGCACAAGCAAATCATAGAGCAGGGCCATATAATGCTCCAACAGAGGTTTTTGCTAAAAATCCATATATTTCTCAAGTTGGTGCAACTGGTCTTGAAACATTCTTAGGAACACCAGGTACTGTTCAACTTGCATCTGCTAGTGGTGGTGCTACAGATATGCCAGCAACATATTCCACTACATCTACTATTTTAAATATTGATACAAAATCAATGAGTGATCAAGCACAAGGAGATTTCTTTGGATACAGTGCTCTCAATATGGAACTTAGAGGTTCTACTAGTGGTGCTACTGCAACTATTACACAAAGAAGATTTATATCTGATCTTGGAGCTAACTTAATTGGTAGTTTCTATATTCCAAATCCAAATACAGGTAATCATCCAAAATTTGAAACAGGAACAAAAACATTTACTGTTATTGACAACACTACTAACGATCAAGATAAGACTGACACCTTTGGTGAAGATAATTATACTGCTTCTGGAACTTTAGAAACAGTTCAGGAAAATATTATTTCTACTCGAAATGCTATTATTCAAACTAAACCAACTGCAGATGAAAGAACAACTAGAACATTAACAGGTTCTACAGTTATGAAAACTGAGGCTATCAGCTCAGCTGATACTGAAAGTAGAAGAGATCGTTGGTATGATCCATTAGCACAATCTTTCCAAGTCACAGATAGTGGTGGTATATTCCTTACTAGTTGCGATATTTACTTCCAAACTAAGGATGATATGGATATTCCCGTAACATTCCAAATCAGAACGATGGAAGGGGGAATGCCGACGCAAAAGGTCTTACCGTTCTCTGAGATAATTTTATCTCCAGATCAAATTAATGTATCGCAAAATGGAACTATTGCAACCAGATTTACATTTGAATCACCAGTATACCTTGAAGGAGATAATCAAGAATATTCAATAGCTTTAGCATCATGGTCAACGAAATATAAAGTATTCATCTCAAGAATAGGTGAGTCTGATTTATTGACTGATGAATTTATTTCACAGCAACCATATTTGGGATCACTATTTAAATCACAAAACGCATCCACTTGGGAACCAAGTCAGTGGGAGGATTTGAAATTTAAACTTAATAAAGCAGTATTCCAAACTAGTGGAACGATGGAGATATACAACCCCATCTTATCCGAAGGTAACAATCAGGTTGCAAAACTACAACCAAATTCAATTAATATTAATTCTAAAAAAGTTAGGTTGGGTATTGGTCAGTCATTGGGAGACACCGTTCTTACTTTAGGTAATACTATCAATCAATTATCATTTAGTGATGGAGACAGTGATTATAGTGCTGCATCAAATGCCTCTGGTGATTTTGTTGGTAGTGCTGGTATTGGAACGGGTACTATGGGCATTATCAATGCTGGTTTAGGATACACACCTGCCTCTGGAACATTTGATTTTGTGGGAGTTGGTCTTACTAATATAACTGCTGGTGGCGACTTTATGACAGCAGACATAAGAGTTACTGATGGTGTTGTAGCTATAGCAACAATTAGATCATCTGGTAGTGGATTCCAACAAGGTGATGTTCTTGGTATATCAACAATTGGAAATAATAATGTTGGTAGAAACGCAAGACTTTCGATTGTTTCTATTGGTAGAACGGATGAATTAATAGTTGATAATGTTCAAGGAGATTTTGCCTTAAATGGAAGATTAACTTACACACATCCTATTACTGGTTTAACAACATCTCTGAACACAACAGTTGGTGCTTCTTCAACTAATGCTAGAATTACTACATTAGAAAAAATTACAAATGTGAGTGATGGATTACATTTCACTGTTGATCATAGAAATCATGGTATGCATCATGAGCAGAATAGAGTAACTATTTCTGATGTTGAATCTGATGTTCCTCCAACTAAATTATCATTACCATATGGATCAAGTTCCACTTCAACAATATCCGTTGTTAGCACAGATAACTTTACAACATATGAGAATGTTTCTGTTGGAGCAACAAATCCTGGTCTATTACAGATAGGAGATGAAGTAATCAAATATACTGGTGCTTCTGGTGGATCAATCACAGGTATAACAAGAGGAAACAATGCAAAAGGATATATTAAAGGAACTGCTGTTCGTAAGTATGAATTAGGTGGTGTATCTTTAGCAAGAATTAACAGAACTCATTTATTAAGTGAAGTTACTGATACAGATCCTGCTCCAATTACGTTTGATAGTTACACTGTTAAGATTAATAATGGAGCTTTAACTGCTGCACAAACTGGATTACCATTTACTGCTCCTGATAGATCAAGTGGTTCAAGTGCTGCAAGTAATCCTAAATTATACTTTAATGATACTAAATCAACTGGTGGATATTATACTCATGCAACACAAAATATTCCTTTCCAAATTATTTCGCCAAATATTGCAAACATAACTGTTCCTGGTACTTCATTAACAGCTGCTTTGAAAACTATATCTGCAGCGAGTATAGGTAATGGTATGGGTCAAGGAACTGATGTTCCATTCTTAGATAAGGGAAGTGAAAGTGTAACTTTGAATAAGTCTAATTATTTGAATTCTACTAGAATGATAGCATCTAGGATTAATGAAACTAGTAATACAGTTACTCAAAATTCTCCTGGTGATAGATCATTGAATATGACATTAACATTAGAAACAGAGAATCCAAATCTATCTCCTGTTGTGGATTTACAAAGAATGAGTGCGATTTTAATTTCTAATAGAGTTAATTCTCCTATTGCAAACTATAAAACTGATCCTAGAGTTAATACATTATTTGATGATCCTAATGCTTGTCAATATGTTTCTAGAGAAAATTCTTTAGCAAATTCTGCATCATCAATCAAGATATTAATTGATGCACATATTAATGAATACTCAGATATAAGAGCATTCTATGCAATCAGTGCTACACCTAATTTTGATCCAATATTTGAACCATTCCCAGGCTATAAAAACTTGAATGATCAAGGTCAGGTAATTGATAATGCTGAAAGTGATGGTAGACAGGATAGGTTTATACCCGCATCAGATGCAGCAGGATTTAAGAGTAGTGAATTGACATTTAGAGAGTATGAATTCAATATGGAGGATCTTCCACCATTCAAATACTATAGAGTAAAATTTGTTTTAACATCAACAAATCAAACTTATGTTCCTAGAGTTTCTGATTTAAGGGTGATTACTTTAGCATAATGTCAAATTTTATCCCAGTCGAAGGCAATAGTGATTTAGTTAGAGATCCAAATACTGATCAAATAATTAACACTAATGCAAGTGCGTATCAACAATACATTAATCGTCGTGAACAACGTAAACGTGAAAAAGAGAAATCTTTAAATGTTGAGGAAGATATTGCTAATTTAAAAAGTGAATTAAGTGAAATTAAATCTTTACTGAAGGAGTTAGTAAATGGCAACTAAAAAAATTACTTTCGATCCAGAGGCTGGAGTTGCTTATGCAGCGAATTTCGCCATGCTTGGTGGTGCTAATTTTGAGGGTAACTTTGAGGTTGTAGGAACATCAAATACAGCATTTAATCTTGAAGGATATTCTGGATCATCTCAGATGACTAAAAGTGTTTCAATAGGATCAACTGCTTTTCCTGCAGCAACTTTTGCTGTTGGATTTACAAGTGCTGCTGATGGTAAAATTCGCATATCACTTGGTGGAACTCAGACTAAACTTATAGAGGAAGGCCGATATGTATATGATGTCATCGTTAGTTCTGGAAATACATTTTATAGATTGGTCGATGGTAACATTCTTGTTCAACCTGGCATATCGTCAATCTCCGCACTATAAATATGGATAGAGGTATAGTATAAATGGCCCAACCATCCACTAGATCAGAATTAATCACCTATGCTAAAAGGCAATTAGGTGCACCAGTATTAGAAATCAACGTTGCAGATGAGCAAGTTGAGGATCTACTAGATGATGCTATTCAGTATTTTCAAGAAAGACATTTTGATGGTGTATATCCATCATTTTTAAAATATAAATTAACAGAAGATGATATAACAAGAGGAAGATCAAGAGACGGCCAAACAGACAATATAGGAATCACAACAACCACTGCAACTGCTACAATTGATGGTGGAACAACTACATTTAGTTTTACCGAAACTGCAAATTACTTACAGTTACCAGATGATATTATAGGAGTAAGTAAGGTATTTCATTTTGATGGATCTAATAGAATGTCAAGTGGTATGTTCAGTTTGAAGTATCAGTTGTTTTTGAATGATGTTTATTTCTATGGGTCAACTGAGTTGTTGACATATGCAATGACAAAAACATATCTTGAGGATATTAATTTTTTACTAACTACACAAAAACAAATTAGATTTAATAAAAGACAAAATAGATTATATCTAGATATTGATTGGTCAAGTGTAAGTGCAGATGAGTTTCTTGTTTTTGATGTATTCAGAACTTTAAATCCAAATGATTATGCAAAGGTATATAATGATTCATTCTTGAAAAGATATTTTACTGCCCTTCTCAAAAAACAGTGGGGTCAGAATTTAATTAAATTCCAAGGGGTTAAACTGCCTGGTGGGGTTGAGCTAAATGGTAGACAAATTTATGATGATGCGATGAATGATTTAACAATCATTAGAGAACAAATGTCTAACACTTACGAGATACCACCTCTTGATTTCATAGGTTAATATCATGGCATTAAACCCGTTTTTTCAACAAGGCTCTTCTGGTGAACAAAGTCTTGTTCAATCTTTGATTAACGAACAGTTGAAGATGTATGGTGTGGAAATACATTACATGCCACGAAAGTTTGTAAGTGAAAGCACTATATTAAGAGAGGTAACTCAATCAAAATTTGATGATGCATATCCGTTAGAAGCATATATTGATAACTTTGATGGTTACGATGATATGCCTTCAACGCTATCAAAGTTTGGTATACAAGCAACTAATGAAGTAACGTTAATCATATCGAAAGAAAGGTTTGAGACATACATATCTCCCCTAATGAAAAATGAATCTAATGTCAAACTCTCTACAAGGCCAAAAGAGGGAGACTTGATATATT